GTTCTGCTGATGAATGGGGCTTCTTAGTTCAAACGTTAGTTTCCTCATGGCGAATCCTCATGATGCCAATTTTCATTGTTACCCACATGATTGTCAGTACAAGCAATGTTGAAGTGCATTTCTTATCTGGAAGAACGTCAGGCACATATCCAAAGTGAATAAAATTAACCACCTTACTGTCGTTCTTTCTCGTCGTATGCCATAGCTCCGTTGAGACGCCAAAACCAATGGTGAGTCGACCGATAAGCCAGTATTTGTCAAAGGTCATACTCACTACCTCACTTTGATTCCAGCGGCGCGGATGGCTTTCTCTACAGCGTCTGACCACATAGCCCTATCGCCACAGTCATTAGGAGAAAACCATTCTGGCAACTCAATCTCGATAGCTGCGCGACTGGCACGCCATCCAACCCAAGCACCCTGAACCCAATCATCTACATATTCGACCTCGCCTTCGTCTTCAAGATATGTGTCACGGCTCCATGAAGGAGCTAACCATGATTCAAATTCTTCTCTCATATTATTTCTTGATTCGTCCATATTCCTCTCCATCAGCGTGCTGGGGTGTTAGTCGCCTGTCTTCATGTGGATGCTGCCAGCAATTAAAATCACTGCAAAAAGTAACCATCCCCATCCGGATTTATCGTGGTAAATCAAAAATGCCACGCTAAGGAAACCACTGATTGGAATAGCTGCGAAAAACGCTAGTGCAAAAATGTCTCGTAATTCCTTCATGCTCTTACCTCTCTTAATGCCTTGTTGATAAATGCAGTCAGTGGGTTGGCTGCTCCAAAGTTAAACACCGGCTTCTTGCTGTATACCCATGTCTTCCTTCGATCGCTCCAGTCGCGGTATATCTCGCCCTGCTCATGCATGTCCTTGAGGATTTTCGCCATGTGCTGCTTATCCAGTCCCGTGTATTCAGCCAGGTCAGATGCGAATGCCTTGTCGTGATGCTCCAGATATTCAACTACCGACTCAAATCGCTTAGGGTATCCGGTAAGGCGATATCGCTTTGCCCTGTTTTTGGCGATGTAGAATTCGACGTCACCGGTCTGAACCATCTCCTTAAGAGTGATGGCTACGGTGTCTCGGTTTGTGTTGGGTATTCTGCGAAGTTCTGCAAGTGATGCGTGGGCGTGAGTTTCAAGGTGGTTGAGTATTTTTTCTCGTGTGTTCATGGATTATCTCCTAACACTCGTATTCATCCTGATAGCTTCGCAGTTCGTTCTGAACGAATGCGTATGGATCAAGACCTGAGTGTTTGTTGCTGAAGTAGTAGGTTTTCTCTGCGCCAGGGGCGTGTCGTGATTTGGTGCAGATGATTTCTGTTACGCCTTTAAGCTCTGTTTGCGGGTTGTATTTCTCGTCGCGGTAGACCATGAAAATCACATCGGCCTCCTGCTCGATAACACCAGACTCTCGAAGGTCAGAGTTAAGCGGTCGCTTGTTAGCGCGTTCTTCACACTTACGGCTCAGCTGAGACAATGCGATAACCGGGCAGCGCAATTCCTTGGCAAGATTCTTCAGGCCAGTAGCGATTTCACCAACTGACTGGTTCATGTTTTCTGGGTTTGTCATCTTCATCTTTTGCAGATAGTCGACGACGATAACTCCCAGTCCGCCTAGCTTTTTGTGCATCCTGCGAGCTTCAGCTCGAAGCTGGTGAATGCTCAGGGATGTTTTGTCGTTGATGTGGATTGGTGCGGTTCCGAATTCTTCCAGGCACTTTCCAACCTTTGCCCATTCGGTATCCTGATTTTTACCATTCGTACCAAGCAATCCCTCTTTGCTGACCCCAGCGCGGTGGAAAGCGATGCGCTGAGAAATCTGCTCGATAGGCATTTCAAGGCTGAAGAACATCACAGGCTTCTTACTTTTCAGTGCCACCGTCTCAGTAACCGTGGTGCTGAACATTGTTTTGCCAGTGCCAGGACGGCCGCCTACAACGATGAAATCCGTGTTATTGAAACCACCAAACGCCTTGTCGATGTCCGTTAGCCCAAGCTCTGTCCGGTGTTTCCAGATGTCGCCATTGATGATTGACTCAACCTCGTCAATTGCGATCTCGATTCCGTCGAGTATGTGGCGCGTTCCTGATTCGCTGAATGCCTCAATCGCTCCAATGCTGGTCTGGATATTGCCGATGATGTCCTGCACGCTGTCAGTAGTTGGCTCAGAAAGCTTCTGAATTCCTTCCTGCAGCATCTGAATCATCATGCGACCTGATGTGAACTCTTTGAGCTTCTGGACGTATACAGGAAGATTTCGAAGCGATGGGATATCTTTCGTTGTTTCCGCCAGGTATGCGAATCCGCCAACCTTGTCGAGCTCTCCGCGAGCCTCAATGTCTGAGGTGACAGTCAGTAGGTCGACAGGAGACCCGATTGAGTTAAGTTTCTTCAGCGTGCTGAGAACAACCTTGTGCGCATACACGGTGAAATCGCTTTCGCTCAGCCCTTCAATGGCATCCTGAGCTGCATCAGCGAATTCATCCCTTCCAAGCATGATTGAGCCCAGAACATTGCGTTCGATGTATGAATCTACAAACCTGCTCATGCAGTAACTCCTTTACGCTGCTTGTGCTCATTGATGGCCTGCTCGTATACAGAGCCCCAATTCTTCGGGTTAAGTATCCAGTCAAGTGTTAGCCATGGCTGATCACCTTTTGTCGTGAACAGCGATGATCTTCCTATCAGGTCAAAAGCCATTCCCATGTGCCGCAACTCACGCCAGTTTCCCTGTGAGGTCTTACCGTTCCAGACAGCTTCCAGATCGCGATGCGCAGGACGGCGACGATTCCATTCGTGAGGTGATACAGCCTTAGCAGGGAATTTCTCGTTCCACAGCGCGATGATTTCTGCATGAGGACAGGCTGCAGGATTACTTCCCTGTCCATCAGCCCAAACAAGAGCGTCTGACAGGTAGCCATCGAATCGAGTCATGCGGCAGATGTTATTCGGTTTCGGCGGGGTCTTTCGCGCATCCCAACAGGTAACAGCCCATTTGATTACCAGCTTGAGATCATCAACTGAGTAACACTCCCCTTTGGCTTTTACAGTGCTGAGAGCTTTCATAAACGCTTCAGGTGATGAACATCTGGCACCTGCAAGACCGTTGTAATAATCCAGACAATCAAGAGCGAGAGCTTCCACCCCCCCCGGGGGATTAAGGGGGGGTTTATTATTCTTGTTAAGTACCTTCTTGTTCTGTTCGACGGATGGTTCGACGACCCCCTCGACGGCCACAAGCTTCAAAGCCGCGCCATTACTGGCTTTAGGTTCGACGGGTGGCACGACGGAAGGTTCGACGCCTGAAATTCCCTGATATTCGCAGTAATTTGTGATGGAAATTACTAATCCAAAAGGGTTTCCTTCCTTGGTGATCATGTTTTCCTTGCAGAAGAAATTGAGCATTCTCTCTACCGCTTTCGGGCTCTTTTCCTTCCCATCCTGATCGCGAAGTTTTCTTGCCAGAACCGTAGTGGTTGTTACCAGTTGACCGGCTTCCAGCCTCCACTCTCTTCCTGCAAATTCGTTAATGCCAGGCTTGTAACGAGCTTCACCAAGCAGGCGGACCCACAATGCAAGCTTGGCCGTATCTTTCGACCATGGAGCATTGAGGGCGCTCCTGAACATGGCAAAGTGACCTTGCTTTCTGTTGTCCAAGTGAGATCTCCTGGAAGACATCTCTTCCGTTCGTACTAACTTAACGACGCCCATTCTTCACTCCTGCTTTGGCTAGTCTGTAAACGCCAATAAGACGCTCTGCGAACGCCCGGTTATTGGCAGCTGTATTCACTAATCCTTCAGGTGAATCAGGGTGTCGAATCTCTTCTTTTTCCTGGTGCTTTTTGCGTTTCTGCATTAAGATTTCTCCTGTTAGATGTGTTGACGTAACACAGTGTTCTAAGCGCTCAGACTGCTACCAACAGCTGGGCGTTTTTCTTTTGCGAGATAATTAGCCAGCCGCTTTGTCAGCTCAGCCATTTCCTCGTCTTCGATTCCGTATTCCAGAACCGCCATCATCATGCTCATGGTCTTGAAGAAGCTGTTTTTCTCCCTTCCCTTTGCCACCTTCATGCGGCAAATCTGCGCTTCGTCTACGCCGATAAGCTTTGAAAGCTTCGACTGACCAAACGCGGCGATCTTGTTAAGCAATGTTGATTCGATTTGCATTGCTTTCTTGCGATACATTGATTCTTCCATTTGTAATACTTCCTTTAGTTAATAAGTGTTTACGCATCGGTTGATGCGTTGGTTGTAGGGACGAAACATCCCTGGCCTGATTGTGTAAAGAGCGGTGTTACTTAAGCGGCTTTTCCGCTTTTGGTTCCGTACTGCAGCCAAGCTGGATCGCAGTTAAGAGCCAGTGCTATCTCAAATAAGAATCGTGGTCGCTTTGTTACCCCAGCTTCGATTAGCTGAATGGACTGTTGCTTAACACCCGCTTTGTTAGCTAGCTCAGTCTGGGTCATGTTCAGCTGAACACGTTTCTTTTTGAGGCGTTCCGACAGAGTTTGCATATCGCCTCCTTCAACAAACTTTCTTGTATTCTCATACAAACTATCTTGTTTGTCAATTACAGGATTTCTTGTAACCATTGGAGGAAATTACAGAGGTGGGTTATGAGTATTTCTTCCAGGGTAAAAAGCAAAAGAACGCAGCTGGGGCTTAACCAGGCTGAGCTTGCACAGAAGATTGGGACTTCTCAGCAATCAATTGAACAACTGGAAAATGGAAAGACCAAGCGACCAAGATTTTTACCGGAACTCGCTTCAGCTCTCGGAGTTAGCGTCGATTGGTTATTGAAAGGTTCGCCAGATTCAAACATAACTTATGTTGGGCCCAACGAACCTAAAGGAAAATATCCATTGATTAGCTTAGTTAGCGCTGGCGCGTGGTCAGAAGCTTGTGAGCCGTACAATCTGAAAGATATTGAGGAATGGTACGACAGTGATATCCATATGCTTGGAGATGGTTTCTGGCTACGCGTAGAGGGTGACTCTATGACGTCTCCTGTTGGACCAAGCATACCCGAGGGTCACATCGTGTTGGTTGATACAGGCAGGGAAGCGATAAACGGAAGCCTGGTTGTTGCGAAGATGATGGACGCGAACGAGGCAACGTTTAAGAAGTTAGTTATTGATGGTGGCCAGAAGTACCTAAAGGGACTCAATCCTTCTTGGCCTATGACACCTATCAATGGCAACTGCAAGATTATTGGAGTAGTAGTCGAGGCGAGGGTTAAATTCATATGAGACGAATAGTCATTGCTCTGGCTGTTATGTCGATCCCACTCGCGTCACACGCTGACTGTTGGATCGTCTCTGACTTAAAAGGAAAATCGGCCTTTAGTCAGGACGGCTATGATTTCATTGATGATGCTGTTTCTGGCGTTGCCTTTAAATTGGTTATAGATGGCAACAAGGCATCCCTAACCAATCTCAACGGCTCTGCGATATCCGATATGTCATACGTACCGATATCTAGCAATACCATTGTTGGGAGCTATCAGTCAGGCGGTGGGATCACAGTAGAAACATGGTCAGTGACAACAGATAAAAAGGTCATGTATTCAAAGGTAATGAACATTCCAGGCTTACAACAGCTAACCTCAACTAAGGCCTTCGTCGGAGACATCTCCGGCAGCTGCGACAAGTAGCCCATCAAACAGACCAATCAAATTAAAAACAAACTATTTTCCGTTTAAAAACAACGGAGTTTGTTTTTTTCATCTCTAAATACAATATTTCTTGTTTACAACATACAATCTTTCTTGTAATTTTAAGCCATCAGCAGGACGCTGGTAGCCAAACGGAACTGATTGGCAGCTCTTTAAAAAGATGACATGGGGATGATTCGTCCCCGCCAAAGAGCAGTTGGCTTTGGACTGGCAGACGGCTATCAACTATAGGTGATTCGCCTGGCGATAACGGCCTGACTCAATTCAGTTTGAGTCGCCAGTACCAAAGTCAATCATCGGAGGTATCCAATGAAAGCCAGAGAGATTCGTAAACTCGAACGTGCTCGTCAGCACAAAGAAATGAAAGCCTACTGTAAAAAGATTGACCGTGCATTTTCACGGCTGTCTGAAGGCTGCAGTGAGCGTGTTTCAAGAGCCATTTCGCTTGCCGGAACGCGTCAGAAGGAGGTTGAAGGTGGTGCTGTGTGTCTGCCAGAAGTGGCGCTTTTCGCAGCTGGTCATCGTAAGTCTAATAACGTAACAGCGAGGTAGTTATGGGAAGGAAATTTAAAGTTTATTTGGATTCAGGCGCGAACATTCACAGCAAATATGAAACCGAAGTTGACCTGGAAGATTTCGATATCGAATCTGATGAGTGGGATGACATGTCAGAAGAAGAGCAGCAGGAAACCATGCGTGAAGTGGCATGGGAACGCGCCGAGTGGGGATGGGAAGAGATTAAATAGGCCGCATAGTCGGCCTTCTTTTGGCAGCAAGCCATTAGGGCATGAGAGTGGTAAGATTGCTTAAGCACCAAAGGAGGTAGCAATGAAAGTTTTAATTACAAAATCAAATACCAGCTTTGTTTCTGTAGGTGACGTTACTGACCTGGACACTCTTCCTGATGGTTCAGAGGTTATGTGGTCAGAGTTTTGCAAAAGATATGAGCCTCTTGCTTGGTGCAAGAGGATATGGGGCGTTGATTACGAACAAGTAAATAATGATGAAACTGAAGGCCTCTGATTGAGGCCTTTTATTTTGGCAGCAAGCCACAGAGGTGAATATATGTTTGAGTTTGAAATTAATCGTTGCGCGGGTTGTTCAATGAAAGAAGTGCTCGAGTTTAAAGAATGGACTAACTCGCAGCTTGAAGAGATTTGGAAGTTGTCAGTTGGCGATGGAGTCAACATCCAAGGTCAACTAATTCATCGCATTAAGTAGCCATCAGCAAGGCTCTGGGGGAGGAGTGATGATTTGCCAGTCATGCGGTGGTCAGGTCTTCTGGAAAGGCCCGTGGTCGAATCTGACTCATACAGAATGCGAGTCATGCGGCGCAGTGAATAACCAGGTGGTAGATGAGCATGATGAAGATGATGGGGAGGAGTGATGAAAATAGAGCAAGAGAACTATCACGATATTGAGTTTGATATCGAAAAATACGGAACGGCAAGAATCAAGCAGGATAAAGATGATGGCACCGGATAATATGACCACATCGTGATTGATATGGTCGGAGCAGAAAAGCTTATTGAGCAATTGTTTCGTTACGTGTCAGGAGAATAGCAGCTGATAGCTAATTCTATGAGTTAGCTATTGGGTGTAATACCGCACCGTACTATCGGAGACGATTCGATAGTGTCTGATTAGATCCCCTCGTTTCATATTTGCCCTCTACTGTGAGGGCATTTTTTTTACCTGCATATCAGTGCGCTCAATGAACGCAGCGCTATGCAATCACACACAACATAAGGAACCAGCCCATGATGCAACTAAGCCTCGCGGGTAGCGGCGTCATGTCCGCTTATTTCCCCGCTGAATCCGAATTATCCAAACGTGTTCGCCGTCTTATTCGTGCTGCCCGTAAGCACCTGGAGGGTTTATGTCACCAGTTATAAATCACAGCCTGCTCAAAGCAGCGCAGAGCAAAGCGGTTATCGCTCGCTATCTCGGAGATGGTCGCATGTGGCAAGAGGCTCATGAAGCTATGAAAACGGCAATAAATCACCCGTGGTACCGCAAATCATGAGCATTGCAGATACATGGTCAGAAGATGCCTTTGTCCGCCTTATGCAGGACATGTTGAAACAGCAGAAAGAGGATGCAGAAGATGCGCCTGACGATGACAGACAAAACAGAGATTAAGCAAATCATCGCGAGCTTTAACGATGATGACAATGCAGCGATTGATAAGCAGGTTGAGATGCTGTGCGCGAACATGCGGCCAGTGCTCAATATGCTGGAATCACACAAACCAGACGATCACACGAAAGCAGCTATTGAGTGGCTTGGCGAAGACGACTGCAAATATCAGGAATTCGCCTCCGAAGTTATGTGGGACATATTCAGACCGCGCGTAGAGGTTGAGTATGCGATTGGCATATTCCTGCGCAGGCACACATTTGGGGAAGCAGCATGAGCAATATCGTTGAGTTTGTTAAACAGCAGGAGCCGCTATTCTGCGGAGCGTTAACTGAGCAGACGGTTACCTGGGCAAAGGAAAGCCAGTTCGCGATCCAGTATTTCCAGAAGAATGACTTCCTCGCCAAAACCGCACTGTCGAATCCTACCAGCGCACAGAACGCGATCATCAACGTAGCAGCCATTGGAATCACGCTGAACCCGGCAAGCAAACTTGCTTATCTGGTACCGCGAGATGGAATGGTATGCCTCGATATTAGCTACATGGGGTTGCTTCACCTGGCGCAGTCTACAGGCTCCATTAAGTGGGGTCAGTGCAAACTGGTGTACTCAGCTGATAATTACGAATCAAACGGCCTTGATAGCGCTCCTACGCACAAATACAACGCGTTTGGTGAGCGTGGTCAGGTTGTCGGTGGTTACTGCACTGTTAAAACCGCTGACGGTGACTATCTGACGGAAGAAATGAACATTGCGGAAATTAAGGCTGTGGAAGCGACAAGCAAGGCAAAGAACGGACCGTGGAAAACGTTCTGGGAAGAAATGGCGCGCAAGACCATCGTCAAGCGTGCCAGCAAATACTGGCCTAAAGCCCAGCGCCTCGATAACGCGATTCACCTGCTCAATGAAGATGAAGGGATGCATCAGGAGCCTGTAATGCCGCATAAGTCAGAGGAAGATATTCGTGAGGATGAGCGCAAGCGCCAGCAGGAAATCATCGAGCACGTACAGGTGCTTTGCGATGAGATGGCACAATCCGAAACCATGGATGACCTTAAGCGCATCTTTGCTGATGCGTATAAGCGCACCGCTGGCATGAAACTACAGCAGAACGTACAGGCGATATACGCCGAGTGCAAAGCAAAGCTGGAGGTGACCAGTGAGCAAGTTGTATGAGATTGCCAACGATTACGCCAGGCTAATGGATTCTGACTTTGAAGCCGATGAGATAGCCGACACGCTGGAAGGAATGGAAGGCGAGCTTACAGACAAGATTGAGCAGTTGTTGGCTATCTGTAAGAACGAAACTGGATACGCAGAGCGCCTCAAGGAAGAGGCTAAGGCGCTCAATGAACGCGCGGCCGTAATCAATAACAAGGTCGATAGCATCATGTCATATATCGCCAATTCTCTTGAGATGATGGGCAAGAAAAAGATTCGAGCTGGCATCCATCAGGTAACCGTTCGCGCCCCTGTCGAGTCGGTAGAAATCACAGATGAAGGCTCAATTCCACCTGAGTACGTTGAATACGTAACAACAGTTAAGGCCGACAAGCTAGCCATCAAGCATCAACTCAAGGCCGGAAATCCCATCCCCGGTGCATCCCTGAAACTCGGAAAGCCGACGCTTCTCATCAAGTAAGGATTCAGCATGACATACCTCCTATGGGAATCATGGGAGGAGGACTTCTTGCGCGAAGTTGCTACCACCATGGAACCAAAGCTAATAGCGGAAAAGCTTGAGCGCTCCGAAATGTCTGTATGGAGCAAAGCCGGAAGATTAGGTGTGAAATTAATCTCCAGCGACAACAAGCCATGGAGCGAAAAGGAATTAGCTCTCTTTTCATCGCACTCTCCCAATGAAATCGCAGAAGTCACCTCCCGTTCAATCTATTCAGTCAGAGCAAAATTATCGAGGCTGCCATCATGATCGGAAATTACTACGACCCATTCATCACTCCCAATGAGCTTATCGCCGGACACCGTTTCAAACCCATCAACGATATCCCACGCGAAGAAATGCTGAAGCGTGACTCCTTCGGGAATGCACAACGTCTCAACAACAATCGATACCTGACAGCGTGGTTAAACCAGAGGGCGAAGAAATGAGTGTAAATAGATATGAGTGCGGAATGACCAATGCTCCAACTGAATATCAGTGTCCAACGATGAATCATGATGCAAATGGTGGATACGTTTCCTACGAAGACTACGCTGCACTTGAGCAGAAGCTTGCAGAGTCTCAGCGCGAGTTCCGTGCTGCTGATGCGACTATCGAGAATCTGCAGATGCAGGTTGAGAAGCTGGCCGCGGAGAATGCGGGGCTGAAGAGCATACAGGCGTGGGCAGTTGCTGACGTATTCAAATCAGGAGCCAAGCGATTCGAGTCAACCAAAGCGGCAGGCTTTGACACTGACGACTGCCTGCATGATGCGGTGCTTGTGATGCTATCTGAACTGAAAACCCCCTCAACAGACGCCTTCATGGCTGAAGTGCGGTCGCAGGCCAGAAACGAAGGTATCAACTATGCCGCCGGTCGCCTTGCCGCAGCATTCAATTACGGTTTCGTTGATAAGCCGCTGGCTGAAGTCTTCGACGTAGTGCACATCCTCCTGACCACCAAAGAAGACCTTGCAAACGACCCATTACCAGCAACTGATGGATTATCCGGTGAGTACGCAGAGAAGTTTCTCGCAGAGTTCGCCGCCCAGCTTCGCCAGGGAGGTAAAAGAGAGCTAAGCAATCTTGAGCAGAACGTTCTGGAGTGTGCCGCTGTAATTGCCAAAGACAGAGAGCAGGAGGCCGCCCAATGAGCAACATCGACAAACGCGCATTAAGGGAAGCAGCAGATAAACACGGGGATGATGTCGTGCTGGCGCTGCTGGATGAGCTGGAAGCCAAAGACAGGCAGATGGCTGAGCTCCTCAACATCATCAGCAGGCATACCATTGAGTTAGGTTGGGGCGAAAAGCCAATCACCCTGGCTGAACTAATCATTTCCAGAGAAGGTAGTGGCAGTGATGCGTTGGACGCTATCCGTGCCACCGCAGCCGGTAAAGGAGACGCATCATGAGCACTATTACCAAAGAACGCGTTGCAGGCATTGCCAGCGGTGAGAAATGCTATACGCACGATGATGTAGTGGAGCTGGCGCGTATCGCGCTGGCATCGCTCGAAGCGGAGGCTGTGTGCTATCTCACCTGGCATCAAGGGTTCCGTGCTCCTGATGACTGCGAGGAATACGTTGTTGAAGCTAAGCCGGGTGAAAAGTCCTGCGATGGTTCACCTGCGTTTCCAGTGTATGCCGCCCCGCCAGCGCCGGTATCTGTGCCTGATGAAATAACTTTTGAGAAAATAGCGGAAATTACAGCATCGCAGGGCTATGAATATTCGATAAACGAATGCATTTGTGCAGCCTCATGGTGGAACGCCTGCCGCGCCGCCATGCTTCAGGGTGCCGAACCTGATAGGGACTCAACGTGTAAGTAACCTTTACAAGTTGAACACTAACCACCTCTCAAGGGTATTGTGAATGTCAAAGCAACCGCTAACACACGAAAGACTATTGCATTTGCTTTCATACAATGAAGTCGAAGGCGTGTTTACATGGAATGTTACCAATAGCGCAAGAGCAGTTGCCGGGAAAAGAGCTGGCACAATCAATGGTCCAGGATATAGATGCATTCAGTTAGATGGAGTCATTTATACCGAGCATAGGCTGGCTATGTTTTATGTTAATGGAACATGGCCTGAGGTTGTAGACCATATCAATGGAGTTAGAAGTGACAATCGCATTGCAAATTTAAGAGAGGCTACGCCGTTAAGCAACTCATGGAACTCAGCTTTGCGTAAAAACAATACATCGGGTTATACGGGTGTGTGCTGGCATAAGCAGAATCGCAAGTGGAAGGTTCAGTTTAAGTTTGAAGGTAAGAGTTATTCGTTTGGTCTTTATGATGATGTTCATGAGGCAGGAAAGGTGGCCGATAGGGAGAGAAGGAATCTCCACAAGGAGTTCACAAGCAATAGAGATAATCCAAAATTTCCTACTTCCCCATAACAAACCCGCACCCAGCGGGTTTTTCTTTATCCGGAGTCCGTATGAAATCACCACCGAAATGGCTTCGCGTATTAATCAATCTAATTTTACGACCGGGTGTAGGGACTTTCTGCGCGACATATTTGATGCTGTACGCCAATGGTCAGATATATCACTTCCTTGCCGGGGCGATAGCATTTAAGGCATGCATCGAGTTTAGCGATGTCTGCAGGGAGGCTCGTGATGCAAGCTAACCCAATCATCTGGCTCATAGTCGGAATTATGGCTCTGAGCGCTATCTCTTCACTAATTCACATGTCAGAGGGCTTGTTATGGCTAAATTTACTGTGGGCGCGTTAGTGCAGCTTAGGTCTGGAGGCATCAGAGGGATGGTTGAGAGCTAGATTGAGCCTGATAGCGACCATCCTAAGTACTGGTGCAAATGGGATGACGGTAACTTTGATATTCGCCACGAAAACGAACTTCGCGCGGCTACTGTTGATGAGCCTCGCGTGTATAAGAAATTAGCGTAAGGAGATGGATGTGCCAAACATGACATTTAACACAATCGGTTTTGCGACTTACCAGCCAGACCCGGAAGATCTGTGCTCGTTATGCGGAGGTAACTTTGGCAAGGCTGCCACGATTGAAGGCAAAGACAAGATTCACATCTGCATGGATTGCATTGACCTTCTTGGCGTCATGAAAAAGGAACGAGACGATAAGAAGCGAGATGAATCAATATTACAGATGTCTCACTCTCTAAGGGCTAATGGCTCGGTTACAGAAGAGCAATTATGCAGGCTGTACTCAGATATAGCAGCCGGAAAGATTCCACACATCCGCATAGACTAGACCGCCGCAATGGCGGTTTTTTTATTGGAGATAGATAATGTCCGTCAGTGAAGAAATCAAAATTGAAGGTGGCTACGTTTATGAGTCACAGAATATTGATGGTGACAATTCTAAGTTCATCGTTACTGCCATTGGGCTTGACCACGTTCTGTTTGCTGACTTCCCGATGATTAAATTCAACGGAAGCTATCTTGAGTATTGTGCAACAAGAAGGGAATTTCAGAAGCGATTCAAACTATCGGAGTAACCATGGAATCACATAGCCTCACACTCGATGAGGCCTGTGCATATCTGATAAGGCCGCCACAAGGCGGTTTATTTTTGTCTGGAGTACATGATGGTTACAGCAGAGCCACTCACTGCGCAAAAGGCGGCGAAACTCCTGAAGGTATCACCTAGGACTGTCTATCGACTCATAGATTCAGGACTACTTGCCGGAAAAAAGGTAGGTAACAAATACCGCACAACCGATGTCGCCTGTATTGCGTATTTACATGACCCGCGCGATCCTGTTGCCGCGAGCGCGGGTGAACATAAAGGAGAGTATTTATGTCAATCACCCTCAGAGGCGGAGTGTGGCACTGTCATTTCGTTACACCGTCAGGGAAAAGAATTAGACAATCTCTTGGTACGGGGGACAAGAAACAAGCTCAGGAGTTGCACGACAGGCTGAAGGCAGAGGCATGGCGTGTAGATAAAATCGGTGAGTTACCAACAAGGACGTTTGAGGAGTGTTGTATAAGGTGGATTAGGGAGAAGGAGCACAAGCGGTCACTGGATGACGACAAGACCAAAATCGAATACTTCCTGAAGCATTTCTCAGGCAGGGATGTTTCGACCATCACGGCAGAACAAGTCTATGATGCCGTTTCAAAGATGGTAAACCGCAAGCATATTCAGGTGTGGGAGTCGCGCAGGGACGCAGCCATACGCAGGGGAAAGGAGCCACCTCCGTATGTTGAAAAGCCACTGAGTCAGGCGACTAAGAGCCAGCACCTGTCTTTTATGCGGTCACTGCTGAAGACGGCAGCCAATGACTGGGGATGGATAAAGACGGCCCCCGTCATCAAGACCAAAAAGCCAATCAGCAAACGCATTCGCTGGCTGACCAGAGACGAGGCTGAACGGCTTATCTCCTGCATGCCAGAGTCGATAAAACCGGTGGTGATATTTGCGCTGGCAACCGGCCTGCGCCGCTCCAACATCATTGATCTGGAGTGGCAGCAGGTCGATATGCAGAGAAAGGTTGCATGGGTAAATCCGGAGAACGCGAAGGCGGGCAAAGCTATCGGCGTAGCTCTGAATGATACCGCATGCAGGGTGTTAAGGGATCAGATTGGGAAAAGTTCCAGATGGGTATTCGTTCATACAAAACCATCGACGCGCCCGGATAAAACTGTCACTCCGGCTGTACGTAAGATGCGCGTCGACGATAACAGCGCCTGGCGAATTGGCCTAGCAAAATCGGGTATAGAGGACTTCCGTTTTCACGACCTCCGGCATACCTGGGCAAGCTGGTTAATTCAGTCCGGTGTGCCACTGTCAGTTCTGCAGGAAATGGGCGGCTGGGAGTCGATCGAAATGGTCCGTCGTTATGCCCATCTGGCACCGAACCATTTAAGCGAACACGCACGGAAAATAGATGCCATTTTTGGCAACCATGACACAAATACGACACAAGGAGAAAATCAGGCTGGTTTAAAACTGGCGTAAGTGCCTGTTTTTAAATGGCACGCCCTGTAGGATTCGAACCTACGACCTACGGCTTAGAAGGCCGTTGCTCTATCCAACTGAGCTAAGGGCGCACTGAGAAGCGTGAACTT